AAGTCCAAATCCGTGTAATCAAGGACGAGCCTAAAAAGTGAACTACGGCCTGCCTTACATGGGGTCCAAGAACCTCATCGCAAAGACCATCATCGACGCCCTTCCATGCGCCTCCACGTTCGTGGACCTGTTCGCGGGCGGATGCGCCATTACACACGCAGCAATGCTTTCGAACAAGTACGGCGGCTTCATCGCCAACGACCTATCCGACACGCCGCAGCTATTCCTTGACGCGGTGGCTGGAAAGTTCGAAAACGAAAGGCGGTGGATAAGCCGTGAGGACTTCTTTGTGCTTAAGGATTCCGACCCTTATGTTCGTACAGTCTGGTCTTTTGGCAACAACGGAAAGGACTACATGTACTCGCGCGAGGTGGAGCCATGGAAGCGTGCGCTGCACTACGCACGTGTGCTGGGCGACCTTTCGCCCATGCGCGAGTTCGGAATAGACACGGACGGAAGCAGCGCGGACATACGCGCGCACCACGACGAATACAAGCTCAAGTACACGAGCTGGTATGGGGAGAACGTAAGCCTGCAAAGCCTGCAACGCCTGCAACGCCTGCAAAGCCTGCAAAGCCTGCAAAGCCTGCAACGCCTGCAAAGCCTGCAAAGCCTGCAAAGCCTGCAAAGCCTGCAACGCCTGCAAAGCCTGCAAAGCCTGCAACGCCTGCAAAGCCTGCAAGTCCACCGTCTCGACTACCGCGACGTGAAAATCCCTTCTGGCTCCCTGGTCTATGCGGACCCGCCATATCGTGGAACTGATGGCTACGTCTGCGGCAGCTTTAACCACGACGCGTTCTACGAATGGTGCCTGGAACAACCGTTCGACATCTACATATCCGAGTACTCGATGCCTTCCGACTTCCACGAGGTGCTGGCAATACCGCACCGCTCGCGAATTTCTGGAACAGTGAATAACGCCGTCGTGGAGCGGCTGTACTGCAACCACCCCCGTCAACGATTCGGCCAGCTCGACTTCCTGGGCCAGCTTTTCGCGGAGGCCGTATGAACTACGACCTCCATCTGCTACCCCACCAGTACGACCTGTACGACTCTTCGTCGCCCAAGTGCTGCATGGTGTGCGGACGCGGTGCGGGTAAGACCTTCGTCCTCTCGGCAATCACGATGCTTGACTTTATCGGCGGCAAGAACGTGCTGGTGGGTGCTCAGTCCATAGACTCCCTGCACGACAACCTCTGGAACGAGATCCAGCTCCGTGCCGACGAGTTCGGGCTGCGCGACCGCATTGAGTGGCATGAGAGGCCCATGCGCGCGTACTTCAACGGCGCGACAATCTACACGGGAACTTACGAGGCCATAGATGCCAAGCGTTCGGGGACCCGCGTCGCCACGATGGTTCTCGACGAGCTGTTCCTGGCCCCGATAAACATCCTGTCCGTGTGGGGTCCCGTGATGCGTGACTGCGGATTCTCCCCGCGCATAGTGGCTGGCACCACCCCGCGCAAAGGCTCGATGTGGAACACGCTCTTTTCCGACCCGAACTGCGGCTGGGAAATCATCAGGGCCAGCACCAAGGATAACCCGCGCATAACTTCCGAGGAGTTTGACCTGTTCAACTCCGGGATGCTCAACGACGAGATGAGGCGGCAGGAGCTGGAAGGCGAGATTATCACGGGCAACAGGGACATGGGCATCATACAGCTCGCCGACTTCCCTGTCGCACCAGCACCCACCACCGACATCCGCAGGCTCGCGGGGCTGGACATGAGCGGAGGCGGGGAGCGCGACGCCTGCGCCTTCGTCGTGCGCGTGGGCAACAGGGTCGAGTGCATCAGGGAGTGGCACGGCACCGACTCCGAGCAGGTGGCCGCTTTCGTGCTCAAGTACCACCGAGAGCACCCCATCGACACGCTCTTCATGGACCTCGCCTGGTCCGAGTCCGTCTACGACATGCTCAAGTACAACCTCCCCTGCCGACAGATTCCGTTCGGGTCCAAGGCGGAGAACGACATCGTGTACGAGAACATCAGGGCGGAGATGTTCTTCAACGCCGCCAAGGCCATCAAGGGCGGGCTTTGCGTCGATGGCTGCGAACTGAGCGGTGAACTCAAGCGGGAACTCTGCGCCATGACCTGGGTCAAGAACTCCCGCGGGCGGTTTCTCATCTGCCCAAAGGAAGACCTGCGCGTGGTGCTGGGCCGCTCCCCCGACGTGGCCGACGCTCTCGCCCTCACCTGCCTGCACCTTTGGAAGGGCGACGTGCCGCAGTTCCGCAGGGCCGATTCCATGCACTCGCCCGCACTCGCGATCAAGAGGAGGAAGGCGTGCGCGATGATGCAGTGAGGGTCATGTACGGCTATGCCGATGCGCTGCGGTACGCACTCGCGCTCAAGAGAGCCGGGCTTCTATCGCCCGCAGCGGAGACCGAACTGGGGCGGATGCTCCAGAACATCGGGCGGTTCGCCATCGCGTCGATGACCAGCAGGGGGCAGCTCACGAGCAGGACGGGGCACGACCCGGACTTCATCGCGGACGTGTACCTGTACGCCTGCACCGTATGCGAGAGGGCCGACCTGACGATGAGCGGCAAGGCGATTTTCAGCTACATCGTCAAGGGCGTGAAGAACCGCATCAAGAACAGGCTGCGGAACGCATCGACGATGAGCCGCACCGCAGTCCTGGTGGACGTGGAGAACGTGTCCGCGCTGTGCGACTTCGACGGGACTTTGAGAAAAATCGAACAGACAACAAGGAGAACACCATGAGCTACATGGACGACGTAATGAAGGAGGCGGGAGCCTCCGAGGAAACCAACACCAAGCCTGCCGAAACGCAGCAGGCCGAAACGACACCCGCGGCAACGGTGGAAACCACGCCGAAGGAAACTACCGAGGAATCCCCGGCACCTGACGCAAAGCCGAAACCGAAGAAGGACCTCTCGAAGGTGAGCGACAAGGAGAAGGCCGCCTACTCTTTCCAGAAGCAGCTGGAACGGCAGCGGCGCAGGCAGGAGACCGACTTCGACGCCAAGCTGGAAAAGATGTTCGGGGAATTTTCCAAGAAGTTCGAGGACTTCAAGTCCTCGCAGAAGCCGCCCGAGGAAAAGCCCAAGACCCGCGACGACTTCGAGAACGACACCGACTACGTGAACTACATGATCCAGCAGGGCATCAAGAAGGCCCTCGCCGAGCGCGACGCGGCCCACGCCAAGACGGCCGAGGAAAAGGCCGCCGAGCAGAAGAAGCTGGAGCAGGCGCGGCAGGTGGCAATGCGCGACCAGCAGACCTTCATCTCGAACATCGCGGCCACTTACCAGGGCGACGAGCTGGAGGCGTGGAAGCAGCGCGTGGCGGTGGCATCGCAGAAGGGCCTCAAGGACATCCTGGATTCCTCCCCCGTCCTCAAGTCCTTCGTCATGACAAGCAAGTACGGGCCGATTGTGCTCGACCGCATCATCACCGACCCCGACTCGCTCAAGCGGCTCATGGGTCCGTTCAGCAGCCCGATGGAGATGCAGCTCGAACTGCTGGAAATCGCCCGCGAGGCGAAGGCGGCACGCGATGCCGGACACCAGGAGACCCAGCAGGCACCGCAGCACAAGGGAATCACTCCCATGGGCAGGCCGGGAGCTGGCGGCAATTCCGGGGCCGGACGTGGCGACGTGTTCGCCAACGACGACGCCCTCATCAAGTTCATGCGGCAGGGCCGCAGGCGTTAAGAAAAAGCACATAAAAAATTTTTTTAGGGAAAACTGCGGTTTTCCCTTTTTTTCCGTGTACTCTTATTGACGAAAGGGGACGGGTCCCTTCAAGCCCGTTTTTTCTCGCGTGATTTTGTCCTGGACGCGCAGGGCGTCAAGAGTGGATTCCGCACGGTGCGGGCTCCCGTTTTTCCGTTACAAACCAAAACAAAGGACAACATCATGGCTAACAACTTTAGCAACAACCTCAAGGTGAAGATGGTGGCAGCCGCTGCCGCCGACAACATGGATTATGTAAAAGCGTCACGCAGTTACATGTCACAGGCCGAGCTCCAAGGGAAAAAATTTGGCAGGGAGTACAAGGTTTACATCCCCGACCCGGGCAAGGTCGTGAACGGCCTGGTGGCCGACCCCGACGCCGTTGACGAAGTTGAAGTGCCCATCATGCTTGACAACAACAACAACTCCTGCGAACTGACCGCATGGAACACCCTCACCGACGTCGAGGACTTCAAGGAAGAAATCGCCAAGCCGCGCGGCGTGGCTCTCGCCCGCAAGACCCAGGCCGACATCGTGAAGGCCAACGTGTTCAAGTCCGCCCAGGCCGTCGTGGCCTCCGCTCCCGGCTTCGGAGTGCTTTCCGATGCTGCCGCAGCCCTGAACGAACTGGCCGTGGCCGGTGAAGTCGTGAGCTTCATGAAGCCCGAAGTCATGGGCAAGATTGCAGCCTCCGGCCTCGCCAACTTCATCGCAGCCCAGGAAGCCAAGGAAATCTACGGCAAGAACGCCCTCGGCACCTACGCCGGTGCAACGCAGATTGAACTGGCCGTGCTGCCGGTGTTGAGCACTCCCGCCGACATGAGCGCAACCATCAGCCTGACCCAGGTCACCGACGCCGACTCCAACGTGATCGGCTTCGACCCAATTACCAAAATCACCGCTGGCGCAGGCGTGACCCTCAAGCCCGGTTTCGCCTACAAGGCCGAAGGCCTCAAGGTGGTGGACGGCTCCGGCCTCCAGACCGAACAGGACTACGCCATCATCACCATCGGCTCCGACGGATCCATCCCGGAACTGCGCATCACCATCGACGGCGCAGGCTACAACAACCCGAATGCCTGGGTGGCAGCCGGTACGACCACCCTCACCCTCACACCGCTGCTCACCGCTTCCAAGACCTACTGGGTGGGCCAGGTCCGCACCGCCGACGCTCTCGCGTTCGACGACTATAAGTTCCTTGATCTGCCTGGCAGCGAGAACGAATCCGTCGCTTCCGTGGGGGGGGTAACAGTTAAGATGAGCGAGTACGGCAACGGCACTACCCTCACCAAGCTGGTGCGCCTCGACCTGCCTTATGCGGCGGGAATCGTGGAACACCGCGGCTCCGTGACCGTGTACATCCTGAAGGCCTAATCCAAGCATGGATGACTCCTGGAACACCCGTGGAATACCGGGTGTTCCTTTTCGTGTACTCTCGTAGAGAGGAATAGATATGAGCATAAGCGTACAGCAACTGGTGCAGACGGCCTTCCAGAATTGCAGCCTGATAGGCGACGGGGAGAGCGTGGACGGCACCATGACGGGAACTACCGCCAACGATGGAGCACTCGGACTGTTGAACAACCTGCTGGCTGAGCTGAACAACCAGCAATACCTTACCTCGTTCATCACTTCGCGAGAAGTCACGATCACGAGAAGAATAAACTTTGTAGGAAATTCCTGGGCAGGCGAAAGGCCCTCATGGTATATCCTGGGAGACCCGCCCGTGAAGGTACTAGGAGTTTCTCGAAAGATAGGCAGCAGGTGGCTACCGCTCCATTCTTGCGACCCGCAGCAGATGGCGACGAGGACAATGTCGCAACTGGCGACATCATGGACCTATGGCTTTGTCAAAGGTGGAGACCCTAGAGGGAATCCCGATGTCATGATGTACGGTAGGCTCGAACTCGATACGAATCGCCCTACGGAATGCAAGATTTTCTACACGACGAAAATCGAGGCGAAGGCACTTAACGAATCTCTCTACCTGAACGATACTTACTTCGACCTGCTGCTGAACGGGCTGTGCGTCAAGCTGTGCGTCAAGTACAAGCTCACCGACTACCTGCCCATGTTCGAGCAGCAGTTCAAGCAGGCAAAGAACCTAATCAAGCGCAGCAACGCCACGCAGCGGATGCTCCAGCGCGGCGACCTCGGCGGCGGCTACGACGATTCCTTCTACAACGGCCTCGGCGGCGTGGGGTGGTAATGGCACTCAAGGTCACATCCAACCTCATCGGCGGCACAGAACTGATGGCATCTCCCTCGCAGAAGGGCAGCGGCTGGTCGTGCAACTGCTTCCCGGAGCACAACGGAAAAAACCTTTTCCAGGCTTCCATGTACGGGCTCAAGTATCTGTCGGGGCTCGGAGTTACTGGAAACGTCCGTGGCGTTTTCGTGCCTTCGGTGGGCCGCACGGTAAATACCCGCAGACCGGACATCTACGTGGTCGTGGAAGGTTCGCTCCTGCGCATAGGCCCCACGGGTGACGTGACCACCATCTCTCAGAACATCGGCACCACCACTTCCCGCGTAGGATTTGCGGAGACGGGAGGCGAACGAGCCCTGCTCCTGCTCGTGGACGGCGTGAACATGTGGTATTTGGACCTGCTCAACGGAGGGAGCCTCCAGAGCATCACGCTGCCGCAGAGATACAGCGGGACGGGCACCATCAAGCCAACCCACGTGGCGGTTGTCGGCGGCTCGATCGTGGTGAACGACGCGGGCAGCGGATACCTCTACTACTCCATCGCCTACCCGCTCAACCGCAACATGCGCAGGATGTTCGTGGTGGACCATGACACCCACCAGCCCACCTACAATCCTGGCAGCATCGCGCCAGTGGTGAGCGACTTTCCCGCTGCGGAGCACGTGTTCGAGGATGACTACCAGGTGCAGCAGTTCTTCAACGGCGAGAGCTCCAGCGACGAGGTTACGGCCATCTACGCGCTGGGCTCGGCACTCTACGTGTTCGGCCCCAAGACGGTGGAAATCTGGCAGCGCGGCACGGGAGAATACCAGACCTGGCAGCGCACGTCCTACACCATCAACGCGGCCAACGGCATCGACGCGCCCTATTCGGTGGCGCACTCCAACGACACGCTGTTCTACCTGGCCGCTGGCGAGGCGTACGGCAAGTGCGTGATGAGCGTGACAGGCACCAGTTTTTCGAAAATATCCGAGGACTGGCTTGACGAGAAGCTCATGGCCTCCGGGCTTTCGAATACGTACGGGTTCAGCTATTCGACCGGGGGCCATACCTTCTACGTGCTCCAGCTCGAAGGCCTCGGCGAGACCTGGGTCTACGACGCGGTGGAAAAGACATGGCACCAGAGGCAGAGCCGGGATTCCAGCGGTACACCGTGCCAGTGGCGCGTGCAGGGCATGGCGTGGGCCAACGGCCGTTTCAACGCGTTCTGCGCCGACGGTGGCCTTTATTCGCACATGGCCGACTACTTCTACGAGGACTGGGTCGGGGAAAACTCGGTGCGTTCCTGGGGCATTACACGCACAAGGCAGACCTCGGTCATAGTGAACGATTACAAGCCCTTCGTGTTCGAGGAATTGAGCATCGAGTGCAACGTTGGCGAATGGCCGGAGAACGAGGC